GCATGAGCGTCGAACTTATTCCCCACCTTTTCCACCCATCGAACACTTGACCTTCAGGACAGAGGGCCTGGTTCGCTTACTCGAGAATTGGCGGCGCAGTGGTGAACACCTCTGGCTTCCGCGCCATGGTTAACACCGCGTAGACCGGCATCGATCTGTAGCTCTGCTAGGATGATGACGGACGTAAGTGGCGGCAGGGAGCGTGAGCTCCCTGCCGCCAGCCGGAAACTGCAACAACTGCAATGCCGCACTCGGGCTCGTCGGCGAGGACCCCGTCATCGCGAAGCGGCTGTACGACGTCACCGTGGAATGCCAGCAGCTGCGGCTGCCCATCACGAAGGAGCCCCATGCCACTGACGACCCCGGACAACCCGCTGTCCGACCCAACCCCCGCTCCGGCCGCACCAGAGCCGACGCCCGAGCCGGCGGTCGTGGCGGCTCCGCCGCCGGCCAAGCCCGCGAAGGCGGCCAAGGTGTCCCCGCCGGCGTTGGCGCGGGCGTCGAGCTCTGGTAGCGCCGAGGTGCACGGTCTGCTGGCGCGGCGTGAGATCGCTGCGTCGAACGGCGACGCGGCGGCTCTGGCCGCAGCCGACGCTGCACTGGCCGCGCTCGGTTTCACCGTCTAAGGAAGGAACGTGCATGAAGAGGGTAGTTGCATTCGCAGCGGTTTTCGCGGCCGCGATGTTGGCCTTTGCCGCGCCGGCTTGGGCTGGCGGGGTGGCGAAGTTCCACTCGGCGTCGAGCAGTGTGGCCGACGACGGTGCGCTGGTGGTCAGCTTCGACGAGCGTGGGCTGGGTAACGACAACGTCGACTACACGCTGGTGGCTGACGCGACTGCGGTGTTCGCGTGTGTGAACGGCGGCGACAACCATCCGCAGGCGGCGAACAAGGAGACGGTGCAGGCTGAGGTGTCGGCGGCCGGGTCGTTCGAGCCGCGCAATGGCCGGATCGTGGCGTCGCTGTCGGCGGGTCCGCCGTCGGCTGGCGGGTTCGGGTGTCCGCCGGGCCAGTCGCTGGTGTTGGCGTCGGTGTCGTATACGGCTGTTGTGCTGACCGATGTGACCAACGGCACTGCGGTGTCGGTGGCCGACGCGGCCCGCGTGTTCGTGACCGTCTAACCAGTTTCCTTCCGAAAGCCCCGGCCCGTCTGGTCCGGGGGCTTTCGCATTCCCGGAAAGGCCAACCATCCATGGATATTGTTTACGCGATGGGTACCGAGAAGGTGCCGCTGCCGTTTGGTCAGGTCGCGAGTGTGCACAAGGGTCAGCACTGGCCGGCGACGGATCCGGTGGTGCTGGCTCGGCCGCACCTGTTCACGTCGGATCCGCGCTACGGGCTGCTGTACACGGTGCCGCCGCCGGGTTTCGATGAGCAGTTGAACGAGCTTGACCTGGGCGAGGTGGAGTCGGCGACGGCGAACCCCGGCGAGAAGCGCAGCGTGCGGCGGGATCGTTCCTCATGAGCGATGTCTGGGCCGTGGTCTTCGGCGATCTGGCCGCTGACGAGGTGCGCTTGGCCGCGTTGTACGACAACAAGGATGCTGCGGAACAGCACGCCGGTTCGCTCGCCGCTGGTTGGCGCGCCGATAAGTGCACCGTCCGCAGTGCCTACGTGGCGCCGCCAACGCGGCCGCTCGGCGAGGTCATGCAGGCGCAGGTGGACGAGCTGCACGCACGGAGCCAACCGTGATCCGCTACTGCGCCGGTACGCACGACTCGGGCACGGTGGTGATCAACGTACCGATGGGCGCACCACCCTACTGTTGCGCGGAATGCGCCGACGAAGACGTACTGACTCAGTGCACCTGTGACGTTGCCGAGTTCCAGGCACCGCACATCGACGCACTGCCGCCGTCGCACCCACTGGCGAAGTAGCGACGGACGCCTGACTCAATCCCCTCCGGCTGGCCGCTTGGATGGTCGGCCGGCCGGAGGTCAACCATCCAACACCGTCCGCGAAGGATGCCAATGTCGAACAAGGTCAGGCTGGACCGGCCGCCCGTCGAACCGGAGCCGGCGCCAGCGCCGACCGAGGACCGCTCAACTGCGGTCACCGTCGGCTACGTCCACGAGTACACGCTGGACTACTCGTTCTTCCACTCGTTCGTCGGGATGCTCGGCTACGACGCCGAGCGGGCCGGGCGGGTGTGGCGGGGCGGGTTCATCGGCCGCCGCGGCACCACCGGCGACCTGGCCGCCGGCCGCAACGGCGTGGTGAAGGACTTCCTGGCCGAGCAGCGCGCCGACTGGCTGTGGTGGATCGACACCGACATGGGGTTTGACCCGGACGTGATCGAGCGGCTGTTCGAGGTCGCCGACCCGGTCGAGCGGCCCGTCGTCGGCGCGATGTGCTTCGCCCAGCGTGAGCACGAGATGGACGGCATGGGCGGTAGCCGGCCGGTGGCGTGGCCGGTGCTGCTGGACTGGACATTCATCGACGAGCGCGGCGGGTTCGAGGTCCGCTGGGACTATCCGCGCGAGACGGTGACCCGCTGCCACGGCACCGGGTCGGCGTGCCTGCTGGTCCACCGCAGTGTGTTCGAGCGGATGCGCGACGAGTACGGCGGCGGCCCGGAGTGGGACGCCTGGTACTCGCGGGTGACGAATCCGACGACGGGTGAGCTGGTCGGCGAGGACCTGTCGTTCTGCATGCGGCTGATGCGCCTGGAGGTCCCGGTCCACGTGCATACCGGGATAGCGACCACGCACGCGAAGCGGATCTGGCTCGGTGAGCGGGACTACTGGGCGCAGCGGGCACTGAGCGCGCCGCCGGAGACGACGGAGCCGTTGCCGCGCGAGCGGTGGCAGGTGCCGCGGTTCGCGGTGGTGCCGACGCACAACCGGCCGCAGCGGCTGCTGGCGCTGGTGTCGTCGCTGTCGCGGCAGTGCGACCACGTCGTGGTGTTGGACAACGCGTGCGAGCCACCGGTGGATGCCGCACTGCTGCGTGTCGCGGCCGGTGATGCCGACGTGACGGTCTTGCGCGACGAGGAGCAGCCGCCCAACCTGTCGCGGTTCTGGAACGTCATGTTCGACCACTGCGCCGCGCACGCGGAGACGTTGGACGCGAAGGCGTGGGACGTCGGGGTGTTCAACGACGACGCGATCGTGCCGGCGGGCTGGTTCGACGTGTGCTCGACGGTGCTGCGCGGTCATGAGACGGCGGCGGTGGCGCACACGGGTACGTCGCCGGTGCACCGCCACGAGCTGATCACCGAGTTCCCGTATCCGCGGGAGAAGCGCATGTGCCCATGGGCGTTCCTGGTCAAGGGCGAGCTGGGACTGCGCGCGGACGAAGAACTGCGGTGGTTCTACGGCGACGACGACTTCTGTAGGGCCGCCATTGACGCGGGCGGCGTACTAGCCGCGCCCGGTCCACTGGCCATCAACGCGCTGGCGGTGCAAGCAACGGTACAGAGCGCCGTACTCGCCGAGCAGGCTATGCGCGACCGTGAGACGTTCGAGAAGAAGTGGACAGAGCGGTGAGCGCCACCGACGAAGCCGACACCGACCAGGACTTCGCGCCGCGAGACCAGCTCGGTGAAGTACTCCAGGCAAGCCGCTCGTACAGGGTCGGGTTCTCCGACTGCTGCGTGGAAGGCGAGTTCACCGCAGAAGTGGTGGACCTCGTAGTCGAAGACGATGCCGGAGCCGACTCCAAGGCGGCGATCACGCAGGTCGTGTTCGGCAACGGCGTCACCTTGTGCAACTGGTCGGGCGTGACGTTCATTGGCGATGCCGCATGATCCGCGTCTTCGGCTGGCAGACGTCCACCGCCGGCGAGCACGAGTTCCGCATCGGCCTGCCGTTCCCGCTGCTCGACCTGACCCGGTTCGAGTGGTCGGTGGGCCAGCCCGGGCCGGACATCCACGACCAGGACGTGGTGTTCGCGCACCGCTTGGCTGGCCGGTCGGACCTGTGGCACGAGCTGTGCGCGGACCCGAACGTGCTGTGCGTGTACGACATGGACGACGACCTGCTGTGTGTCGACCCGCAGAACGTCGCCTGCTATCGGCTGTTCCACCCGCTGGAGCCCGAGACCCGGCGCAACGTCCTCGCCGCGGATGTGGTCACGGTGTCCAGCCCGGGCCTGCTGGAGCGCTACTCCAAGCTGCATCCACGGGTGGTGTACCTGCCGATCGTCATCCCGGACGACCTGCCGGAATGGCCGCTGCCACAGCATGACGGCCTGATCGTCGGTTGGGCCGGGTCGACGCACAAGCGGCAGGACTGGCCGGGCGTGACCCGGGCGCTGGTCGAGTTCGCGAAGCTGGCACCTGAGGTGCGGTTCCGCATGTACGGGGCGGACTACACCGGCAGTGCGTTGGGCAGCCGGTGCGAGGCGGTGCCGTTCAACCCGGACGTGCGCAGGTTCTGGCGGTCGCTGGACTTCGACATCGGCGTAGCGCCGTTGACGGACACCGAGTTCAACCGGGGCAAGACATTCACAAAGTTGATCGAGTATGGATCGAGACATATACCGACGATCTCCTCCGCCGTCGGGCAGAACACCGACTGGATCGACCACGGCGTCAACGGGTTCCTGGTGCACGACCCGTCCGAGTGGGTGGCGTACCTGCTGGCGTTGACTGACGACGAGACCCGCACCGCGATGGCGAAGGCGGCGTACGAGTCGGCGTGCGAGTGGACGGTCAGCAAGCACGTCCATCGGTGGGAAGCCGTGTTCTCGGGGGTGGCGTCATGACGGGACTCACGCCCGGGACCGTCATTCACGGTTTCTGCTCCGGTTACTTCGGCCGCGACTCGTACGCCTGCCGCGCGGTCGAGGCCACAGGCAGGGACTGGATCGTCACGCGCAACAGCGTCGGTGTCGAACTCGGCACCGACCTGGAGAACATCGCCAAGGTCGCGAACGACCGGTCGTACTGCTCCGAGGCGTGCACGGGCAACGGCGAGCTGGGTGAGGACTGATGAAGCGCACCACATGCGCGTCCTGCGGCTCGCCCGACCTGGAGCATTTCCTCGACCTCGGCGAGACGCCACTGGCCAACCGCTACCCGGCCACCGTCGACGAGGTCGAGATCTTCTACCCGCTGAAGGCGGCCGTGTGCCGCCTGTGCGGCCTGGCCCAGCTGACCGAGGTGGTGCCCGACGACGAGCTGTACGGCGTCGACTACGGCTTCTACTCCGGCGCCAGCCAGGCACAGCAGGACTACCACCGCGCCGGCGCGGCATTGTTGCTGGACCGCTACGGCGAGCAGGCCGAGCGCCTCACGGTCGAGGTGGCGTGCAACGACGGCAGTTTGCTGGGCCACTTCCAAGAGGCCGGCTGCCGCACGTTGGGCATCGACCCTGCGGCCGGCCCGGTGAAGGTCGCCCGTGAGCGTGGTCTGGACGTCATCGAGGCGCCACTGACCACCGCCCGGGCCAAGGAGATCCGCGACGAGTACGGCCCGGCGGGGCTGATCATCGCCTACAACTGCATGGCCCACATCGCCGATCTGCCCGACATGCTCACCGCGATCCGCACGCTGACGGACCGCGGCAGCGTCGCGGTGGTCGAGGTGCAGTACCTGCCGGATCTGCTGGCGGGCAACATGTTCGACCAGATCTACCACGAGCACCGCTACTACTACGGCATGGAAAGCCTGATGCGGGCAGGGATGCGCAACGACCTGTACTGCGTCGACGCCGAGCTGGTCGAGCTTCAGGGTGGCGGGCTGCGGATGGTCCTGTCGCCCGATCCGTCGGCGGTCAGGTTTGCCCGCCACGAGGCCGCGGTGGGCAGCGAGCGCGCCAACGCCATCATGGCCGCCGAGCGGTGGACGTGGCTGCGGCCGCAGTCGTTCACCAGCATGCAGAGCCGGGTGGAGCGGGTGCGCGACCACCTACGTTCGATCATCGACGCCGAGTTGGCGGCTGGCCGAACGATCGCCGGCTACGGCGCGGCGGCGAAGGCTACGACGATCCTCAACTTCTGCGGCCTGGGGCCTGAGCAGCTCCAGTACGTGGTGGACACGACGCCGTACAAGCAGGGCCGTTACGTGCCGGGGGTGAAGGTGCCGATCGTCTCACCCGAGCACGCCGCGGCGCATCCGGTGGACACGATGCTGCTGCTGGTCACCAACTACCTGGGTGCGGTGCTGCGCGCCAACCCGCATCAGGGCCGGTGGATCGTTCCACTGCCAACGCCGGCGGTGATCTGATGCCGGCTCGGGTACTCCTATGCGGCGCTTCGGGCTTCCTCGGCGCCAACTTCCTCGCGCACGCACTGGACACCACCGACTGGGAGCTTGTGTGCCCGGCCAGCTTCAGCCACCGCGGCGTACCGGAGCGGATCAGTCTCACCGTCGCGCCGGACAACTGGAAGCGGGTCGACGTAGTCACCTGCGACCTTGCCGCCCCGATCGCCGACACCACAGCGACGCGGTTCGGCCAGGTCGACTACATCATCAACTTCGCGTCGGAGTCGTCGATCCCGCGCTCGCTGGCCGACCCGGTGCCGTTCGTGCGCAACAACGTCGACCTGATGCTGGCGCTGCTGGAGTACGCCCGCACCCTGCCCGCGCTGAAGGCGTTCGTGCAGATCAGCACCGACGAGGTGTACGGGCCGTGCCCGCAAGGCGCACACCGGGAATGGGACCCGATCCTGCCCTCAACTCCCTACTCGGCCAGCAAGGCCGCTCAGGAAGCACTCGCCATCGCCTACTACGCCTCCTTCAGCCTGCCGCTGGTCCTGGTCAACACGATGAACCCGCTCGGGCCGATGCAGGACCCGGAGAAGTTCCTGCCCACGCTGATCCGCCAGATCGGCGCCGGCGAGACGGTACGCATCCACGCCAGCGCGGACGGCACGGTCAGTTCCCGGCCCTACATCCACGCCGCCGATCTGGCCGAGGCGATCCTGTTCCTGCTGGCCCGGCCGGTAGGCCAAGGCGAGCGCCCGGACCGGTGGAACGTGGTCGGCAGGCGCGACGTGAACAACCTGGGCCTGGCGGTGCGGGTCGCTGACGCGCTGAACATGCCGCTGCACCACGAGCTGGTCGGCGACCCGGCCGGCCGGGCATTGCGCTACGCGTTGGACGGGGCGAAGTTGGCCGCGGCTGGCTGGTCCCCGTCCCGCGACGTCGACTCGACCGTCACCGAGATGGTGGCCTGGTCGCAGGCCAATCCGTTGTGGGCGCGAAGGAGTCCCCGTGTTTGATCTCGATGGGGTGCGCTACGAGTTGGTCATCACCGGCGAGGCGGAGGTCGTCCGCGGCCCGCTGGGACGGTTCGTGGACCTGGCCGGGCAGCTCCAGGCGGACGGTCTCGTGGTACCGCCGCAGATCTTGGCGGTCCTTGAAGCACTACAGCAGCTCCCGAAGGAGGGGTCATGACTGTCGGCCTGCACGCGGTCAATCTCGCGAACCGCTGGCTCAACATGCTCGCGGGGACGGCGTTCACGGCGCCGTCGTCGGCCAACGTCAAGCTGCACACCGCCGATCCCGGATCGGCCGGTACGACCGCGGCGAGCGCCGAGACGACCCGCAAGGCGTTGACGTGGTCGGCCGCGTCGGCTGGTTCGAAGGCGATCGCGGCGACGTTGCCGTCGTGGGCGTCGTGGACCGCTGGATCGGAGACCATCTCCCACGTGAGCGTGTGGGATGACATCACGGCCGGGAACTTCCTGTATTCGTTTGCGCTGACCACGCCGAAGGCAGTGACGAACGGCGATACCCTTAACCTCACCGCGCACACCATAAGCCTTACGCCAGTGGCGGCTTAGCACTTATAGTCGCCGCTTGATGCCGCGCGTTCCCGCAACGTAGCCGCCGCGCGCGCCGTCGCGTGATCCAGGCTCCGGCCACCGCCGAGGGGGGACTGCGCCGTGGCGTTCCCCACCATCCCGACGTCCGCGGCGGGCCGCATCGTCAGTGCAGCCAACACCAACCCGGCCGGGACGCACACCTTCCCAAACCTGAACACTCTGACGAAGGCCGCGGGCGATCTGCTCATTGCCATCGTCATCATCTATGACGGGAACTCGACCAATGCCGAGTTCTCGTCCTGGGGTGGCGGGTTCACTGAGTTCGTCGACCAGGCCACGACGGCGACGATGGGTATCGGTGTGGCCTACAAATGGTCCACCGGCTCTGAGACGGGAACGTTCACCGTCACGTCGGTGGACGCGTCCGCGAACGACTCGGTGTGCATCCTGCTGGCGATCCCCGGGGCGCATGCTTCCACCCCCCCAGAGGGTGGCACGATCGCCAACGGAACGGCCGCGGCGGCGAACATTGCGGCCCTCAACCCGGCCGGCTGGGCAGCCGAGGACACGCTGTGGATCGCGGTCTGCGGCGCCGGCGAAGACTCCACGACCGGATCGTTCACCGCCCCGTCGGCGGCACCGGCCAACTACGGCAGCCTCTTCGCCACTGCCGTCAGTGCCGATGTGGTCGGCGGCGTCTACGGGGCCGTGGCGTTTCGCCAGCTCAATGCCGCCTCCGACGACCCAGCCACGTTCACGGTCGACGTGTCCAACGCCCGCAACTCGGCGCTCGTCCTCGCGGTCCGCCCGGTCCCGGCGCCAGTGGAGATCGACGGCTCGCTCGCGGCTACGGCAACGCTTACGGCCACCGCGGCGCTGGACCTGCCGGCGTCGGGAACTCTCGCGGTCACGGCGGCACTCACCGCCGCTGCGGCGGTGGATCTCCCGGCCGCCGGAAACCTAGCGGCGACAGCCACCCTGACCGGCGACGCCACCGTCACCGCCGGCGGCAACCAGGTCGACGCTGACGGCGCACTATCACTCACCGCCACGCTCACCGCCACTGCCGCGCTCGACCTACCGGCAGACGGAACGCTGGCAGTGACCAGCGCACTTACCGCGACAGCCACGGCCGACCGACCCGTCGAGGGCGACCTCGCGGCCACCGCATCGTCCACGGCCACCGCCACCGTCGACCACCCGGTTGACGGCAACCTCGCGGCCACCGCCACGCTCACCGCCACCGCCGCAACAGCCGCAGTGGCGACCGGCAACCTCGCGGCCACCGCCACGCTCACCGGCACGGCCGAAGCCGTCCCCGCCGGCAAGAACATCGACGGGGATCTAGCCGCCACCGCGACTGTCACGGGCACGGCAGCCGCTGACCGGCCGGTCGCCGCCACGCTAGCGCTGACCACGACCCTGACCGGTGACGCCACCGTGGCGCGGGCGGTCGACGGAGCGCTACCGGTCGTCGCCACCATCAGCGGCGACGCCAGCGTCACCGGCCTAGGTCAGGTCGACGTCGCCGGCAGCCTGGCTATCACGATCACTCTCACCGCCGCAGCAGCGCTACCGCCCGGCGACAGCATGGCACTGGTCAGCGCCACCCGCGCCACCCGCACCGCGACCCGCACCGCCACGCCTCGGTTCACCTCGGCCACGATCGGAGGCAGGCAGTGACCACCCGCGACGTCGGCGACCGCGTCAACCTGCAGCACCTGGTGTACGACGCCGACGGCGCGCTGACCAACGCCACCGTCGTGCTCACCGTCACCGACCCCACCGGCGACGCCACCACCCCATCGGTCACCAACAGCTCCACCGGCACCTACGACGCGGGTTTCACCCTCACCGAGGCCGGCACCTGGTCATGGAAGTGGACCGTGTCCGGCGCAGTCGTCGACGTCGACTACGGCTCGGTCCTCGCGGCCGACCCGGCCCCGCCGTCCTATGCGCAACTGGCCGTGCTCAAGGAGACGCTGGGCATCCTGCCCTCGGACACCACCCGTGACGCCATCCTGCTCGCGAAGTTGGACGCGGCGAGCCGCAGCGTCGAGAAATACTGCGACGGTCGGCGCTTCTACCTGGCCACCGTGGCCAGCGCGCGCACGTTCGCCACCCGTCGGGTGGTCTGCCTACGCGACGGCACGCAACGCCTGCCGATCGACGACGTCGGCTTCGCCACCATGACCGTGGAGATCGGCGACGGTAGCACCTACACCACCATCACCGACTACGAGACGCACCCGGACAACGCGCTGGCCAAGGGCGAGCCGATCGAGGCGCTGGTGTCGACCGGTACCCAGTGGTCGTCCAACCGGCGGATCCGGGTCACCGCCCGGTGGGGCTGGCCGGCGTACCCGACCGCGGTTGTCGAGAGCACGTTGCTGCAGGCATCGCGGCTGTATCGGCGCAAGGACTCGCCGGAGGGCGTGGCCGGTTCGGCCGAGTGGGGCCTGGTCCGGGTGCCCAACCTGGACCCCGACGTGAAGGCACTGCTGATGAACGCCGGCCTGGCCACACCGTTCCGGGCGGCCTGACGGCCGTGGACATCGACGATGTGTGTGAGGCGATCGCGGCTGCGATCACCACCGCAGCGCTGACCGTCGGCACCGCGCGGGTCACCGCCACCCCCTACACCCCCGACGCGGTTGTCGCGCCGCACTTTCACACCGCGGAGTGGACCGCCACCTACGACCGCAGCTTCGCTGGGCTGACCGAGCTGGTGCTGACGGCGCGGCTGCTGCTGTCGCGGGCCGACGACAAGAGTGCGCAGAAGGCCGCGCAGCAGCTCGCCTCGACGGGTGCCTCGACGATCGTGGCCACGCTGAAGGCGGCCCGGGGCGCACCCGGGCAGTCGGCGTTGAGCGGCGCGGCGGATGACCTGCACGTCCGTTCGGTGGCGGGGCCGCGCCTGTACGCCTACGGCGATGACCAGTACTACGGCCTTGAGTTCACGATCTTCGTAATGGGGTGACCGGTGGCGAAGCAAGTGCTTTTGAACGTCCGCGCGTTTGTCGGGCCGGCCGACCTGACCGGCCAGTCCAACGAGATCGAGCTTGAGGACTCGATGGATGAGAAGGAGACCACCAACTACGGCAGCGCCGGCGCGAAGGAGCTGCTGGCCGGGCTGGAGTCTGTTTCCATCATGGGCAAGGGCCAATGGAACGCCGGCGGTACCGGCTACATCGACGACGCCATGTGGGCCAACCGGCGGGTGGTCGAGGCGTGGACGATCGGCCCGGAGACCGCCGAGGTGGGCGTCAGGGCATACCTGACCCAGGCGTTGCGCACCGACGCGAAGCTGTTCACCGCGGTGGGCGAGGTGCTGCCGTGGTCCCTGGCGGCCGCCGGGTCGTGGCCGTTAGTGGATGGCCAGTTCGCCTGGCCGCCGGGTACCGCGTTGACGTCGGACACCAACGGCACCGGTGTGCAGCTGGGTGCGACGTCGGCCACGCAACGGCTGTACGCGAGCCTGCATGTGCTGTCGGTCGCCGGCACGCTGGCCCCGACGCTGGCATGCACGATCCAGTCGGGTTCGTCGGGTGCGTTCGCCGCACCCACCACCCGGCTCACGTTCACCACCAGGTCAACCGCCAGCGG